TCCTTCGTGCCTTCCCGTGGGCACATATATTTTTATACCTAAAAGAGGAAGCTGGAAATCCGTTTTTGATATTGAGTGGTCTTTGTTTGTGGTTAAATAAGCTTCTTGTCGCAAAACATTTGAAATAGCCGAAGTAACGCTAAGATATGCGGCCTCTATTACATCAAACCCTTTAGGTAAAGCAGATAATTGATGTACTTGTTCGTAGTCTGATTTTATACAATTTATTGGGTTGCTAATTTTAATTAAACTATCCACTTTTTCTTGAAGTTGCTCAGACTCTTGCTCTTGTTCTGATTTTCTGTTTAGTCCGTTTTCGTCAAGAATGGAGTCCCAAGACTTATCATTTACTGAAATTACTCTTAATAAATTATAGCCGTTAGTCCAGATTGTAAACCAAAAAACATCTTCTCTTGTGTGTGCCCATTTTTGACGGCCAAAAGATGGGCTTTCATAAGTGCAATCTATTGAAGGAACAAGACGTTCTTCTGTTCTATTAACATCTTTCCAATAGCTATTTACCGAGTGGTCTACAACTCCGTGATAAATTACCGTTTCGTCTTTAACTCCATTTAACTGTGTTGAAAATTTCCAACGAACTACATCGCCAGAATTAATGAGTTTTACGTTTTCTAAATTAAGGAATTTGTGGTCTGTAAGGAAAGTTTTCATAATAATTTTGCCGTGTTTTAATTCCTGCGCGGGAGCTTTTATGTTTAATTTGATACTGCTAAAATATATCTTTGCTTGCTTGTGTGCAAGTAATAATATATAAATTCGATTAAATACATAAAACTTTAACGTTTATATCCCCTCCAAAGAAGTGAAAATTTCAATTCTATCTCTTCTTGAGGTTTTTACCCAATCCTTACGCATTAACAGGTATTTTGCGCTGTCACTGGGGTTTGTGCTGTGCATTGGAAGCTTATGAAGGGGTAGGCTCTCACTGCTTTTATCTTTATGAATGATGGTGTGCCCTGTGCGGGTGTCTTTTTTTTGAATGAGCTTGGTACTTTCCATACTGCTTTTAAGTTCTCTACATTGGTAAAAGTCCATTTGAAGCTTTGGTAAATCGGGGTTAGTGCCTTGCATTATTTGTTTCATAAAAAAATACTCTTCACTTTGCAGAATGTTGCCCTGCTCGCGGCTCATTAACTCTACGGTCCATCCGGTGCGGCTGTTTGTTTCTGTGAGTTCAAGGTGGTTTTTTATTTCTTGAGCCCAAGAACGTCCGCTGCTTTCATATTGGTTGCCGCTGCGGTCATAATACATCTTAATTTTTTTGTCTTGGTGGGGATAAAAAAAAAGAATAAATTTTTCTGCAATTTCCTTGCTGCTGTCTGGCGCCAAAACAAACATAAATTTTAAAATACGGTAGGTATCGCCTTGGTGCTGCCCAATACTTAAAGAAATCATTTTCCCAAAATCAATGCCCACGTCCAGTGGCGCATTGTGATCTATGTGACGCAGCATTTGGCTGTTATTGGTTGTGTCCTGATCTTTGATGCCAGAGCTTCGCAAATAGGTTTCGTTTAATCCGTCTTTATAGAAATGCTCTTTATCAAGTCCAATATAAAATTTATCGCCGTCCTCTAAGCTTGATTTAAAGGAAAGAACGCTTTGTTTAAATTCTTCCCAGCCTAAATTTTTCAAGGCATCATAAATATAACCTGGTGTGAGCATGTCCACATTAGCAAGGCTGCTTACCACATAAAAAAAGGTGCTTTCTTTTCGAGCTTTCACCCAACGCACTTTCCAAAGCTCGCGGCGTTTTTTGGCTTTTATTAAAGCGGCATTGTCTTTTTTAATGTAAGCGCGGTAAATATCGTGATTGATTTCGTTTAAAACCATCCCGGCTGCAAGACAGGTTTTTATTTGTTCCAGGTCCATTTGTTTTTCGGCGTCCAGGATCCAATCATAATCGTTTTTTGTTAAATTGGGCAAATCAGTAGTGAAGGTTGTGCCTCGATAGTATGGACTGTGTGCAAATTTATTATATCCTCGCAAAGCGGGCATTATCACATCGAGCTTTTTTTTGTTTAAATATTTAGCTTCATCTCCATATACATGCTGGAAGGAGTTTCCTGCTAAACCGGAGGGCTGATCTAACGAACCTATTAGAAATGTACATCCGTTAAAAACTGTAATAGTATTTTTAAATGCGGTAACCGGCTTGTATGGTATTCCAAAAAAAGACGGCGGACGCTCATCTACTACATAATGCTTGCCTTCTATCCATCCTTTATACTCGCGCCATCCTTCAATTAAGGTGGGAACAATATTTGTTCTGGCATTTACAAAGGTATCGCTCACAAACGCCTGAAGACTTCGCGGCATATCATAACAAACTTCTATAGACCTATCTGCAATAACGTCTGTGGTTTTGGTCATTCCACGACCAGCCACTAGGCGCAAATGTTTGGGGCCTATAAGGTCTATCATTTGCTTTACATACGTACTATATCTGCCTTCTACTCCGGGGCTATCCGCTTTTGCGTGGATTTTCGTCATCTGTGGGAAATACTTTAAGTGGTAATATGCGGGCTTCACGTCTAATGATGTCTTTTTCGGCCTCGCTCATGTCTTCTAAATTGTCAATAAACTGTGCTAGTTTGTGGCGATTTATTCCAGGAAGGCCTAAGTCTTCTGGATTTATAGTATAGAGTTTAAATGGACGGTCAAATAATTCCTGCGGAAGCTCTTCTATGTCGAGCTGGTCTAGTTGGCGAATTTTTGCCATGTCTAAAATCATCCTGCCTACTTTTGCGGCATCTGTGGCATCTTTCATCATTGCTATGGCAAATGAGATTACTTTTTCCATTTGTTCTGCATATACGTTGCGCCACGCTGCTTTGCTTATGCTGCTGTCGCAATAAAAGAACTCCACCGCTTGATTGTATAGCTTGTTAGCTAGGTAGTAGGAAAGCCCATCTATTTTAATTAAATGACTTACTATGGCGTCTTTTGATGCCCATTTGTCTATGCGCAAGCGCATACCGCGCACCTTGTCCATCATTTCAAGATAGTCTGCCACGTCTTGGGGCATCTCTTTTGAAATGCCACCTTCCATAAACTCATAGATATGATCGAGGTCTATATCTTTTATATCGCTAATTTTCGCCATAAAAAATGCGTGCTTTTATATTTTCTGATTCCTTGTCGTCCCTCATTTTTATAAATTGCTGGGCGGCAGTGATGTTGCCGCTGGCGGCGTTGCCTTGCAGTTTGCTAAATATGTTAAATTCGCTCGCCAACCTGCCACGCTGTATTGCTGTCCAAATATCTGAGTCTTTGAGTTTAGCTTCTTCAATAAATAGTTTTTTGGGTAGCTGTAAATAAATGGACATCTCTTCATACGTATATGCACAAGCTGACATTTGCTCAATTTGCTCTAGCATTTCTGCGTCTATGTGGATGGTGATACTCATATCTCAACTATTTCGCCATTGCTGACGGTATATCTTATCTCTGTTTCTGTTAAAAGCTTTTCTCTAAATGTGAAAAGCCCTTTGCTGTTTGCAAAAGTATATTGCTCGTGGGCCGCGTTCTCGCTCCAATTGCCACTACCTTCTACTACGTAGTGGGCGGTGGCGGTTTCTATAAGGCACACTTTGGCGTGAACCCAGGCAAATAACACGTTAATGTTTGCATATTCGCGGTTTACTGCTGCGAGCAGATCTGTCGTTACCGGATTTCTCTTGAGCATCGTGTCGCTAACACAAAGCGTTATTTCATCCACTTTACCGGTGCGGTGCAAATCAACTAAGGCTTCTATCACCCTTTTGTTAATGCTGTATGTAACCGCCATTAAGCGGCGAGCATTTTGGTGTAACAATACAAAAGGGATGAAGGTGAATGCGTTAAATTGCTTTCCTGTTTGTAAAAAGAAAAACTCCTCTTCTTCCGGAAGCCTGGTAATGTCTTTCTTTACATTTTCAATTTTTTGGTAGTGGGCGGTCAAGTATTTTGAAAATGAATTGCCGCCGGGCAGCGGTTCCATCTCCGTCAAGAGGTGCTGCCCTGATGGCAAATCAAAAAACCTATTGCTTTTTAAGTTCATCAATTCTTTTGTTTACAAGCTCAAGCTCAAGCCTGTATTTGTTTAGTGTTACTTCAAATTTTTGTTTTGCTGAGCCTATACTCATTTTTTCCATTTTCTTTTGGTCTCGACTTATGTTAGATCTTAATGTTTTTTGGCGGTTTGCTAATTCAAAGCCGGTATAGCTTTTAACTAAGTTTTGTAAATTGCGTTCCCAAAAAACGGAATGATTGCCTAATATCTCTCCATTTTCTTTGTAATATTCCAACTCATCAAATATTTTTAAATCGAGCTCAAAGGTTTTTACGGCTGTGGCTGCGGCTTCTAATACTTCTTTGCTCGTGTCGCCGGGTTGTGCTTTTTCTATAATCTTACGGGCTTGACAAAACTGCTCAAAGGCAGTGATCTTGTCTGCTATGAGTATCTTAAACTCATCCGGACACTCGGGTTCTTTAAGAAAAGGGAACAGATCGCGCAGGCTTTTCCCTTTTTTTGTTATGCTTTTTTTTTGAGATAATCCAGTAAAGTGGCTTTCCTTTGGTCTGCTGGAGCTTCTCCTGTTTCCGCGGCACGTTTTGCCGCTTCTTTTTTAAGGTCTTGGTAGCTCAGTGCATCATAATTAATAGCGTCTTCATCTATTTCTGTAGTGGTGGTTTTTGTGCCCATGGCAGGGGTTTCTGTTTTTGGGGCTTTTGGTGCTTTCGCTCTTTTGGCTTTCCCTTTTTTGGATTTTGGTGCTTCAGCTTTTGGGGCTTTTTGTTCTGCTATCTCCACGTCTTTAATTTCATAAAGCTTTTGGATGTCATACTCTAAATTTTTTAAATTGATTGGCGAGAAACCCACCGAATTTAAATATCGCATTGTTTGTTGCACGTGTGCGCGATGTTCGCGATATAACGTTAAAAGGGCATTGAATTTTTGCTTTGGGTTTAGCTCTTGATTGGCTAAAACGGCTATTACTTCTTGTTTCATAATATTGAGGAATTTAATTATACCTATTGACTGTGCCCAAATTTGGCAATTGCTAATCGATAATGGTGTGACGTGGAATTAAAGCAAAAAAAGACCCTGCAATTTGCAGGGTCTTTCCAGCTAACACTAAATAAATCACAACTTAGGCGGTGCGATTGCGTTCAATAAGGTACGTTTTAGCACTTTCTACAAAGACTTCTAATGTGATGGTGGCTCCGGCTAAAGCAACCCATTGTGTGCCGTCTTTTAAGATTGCATTAATGGTGGCGGGAGCTCCGTCCAAGGATCCTGTTGATAAGGTGGCAGGACCTGCGCCGCCGCTACCTATTAAGGTTACTTTGCTGCCGTGTGCTAAATCAATACTCGTAACAGATATTGCCGCGGTTACGGCAAGCTCTTCCACTTCATATTGATATCCTGTGGCCACCAACAAGGCAAGTGTAACATCTGTGGCGGTAGG